AGAAGATGGGTGTATATTCTATGGTGTTCGAAACGAAACAAAAGCTATGAATATTGACCCATGGGTTAGTGAAAATGTAATGCCTTTTCTTGACAAACACCCACTGGATAACATTATCCTATGGGAAGGCGACGATACTATTCAGAGTAGATTGCAATGGTATCTTTTGCAATACACAAATATCGAAATAGTTGCAGATTGGCCAGAAGACATTCAACATCTATGTAAGCTTATGATCACTGGTGCAGGGACAATGATAAACACACCAAACGTGATGACGTTTACCATAGATCGCAGGCTTAACGGGTTATCAGAGGTTCCACACAATGCATTATATGATGCTATTGGTAATCTTCAACATTATATAAGTATGGATGAGTGAGATGATCGGATTCACAGCTTATCAAAAATACCTTGCCATCATGATGCACTTTAATGATAAGATCAATTATGATTATTTCAAGTACAATGGTAAGACCAGTGTAAAGCTTGAAACTTTCAAAAAGAACAAGTCAAACGTGTATAAATACGCAGGTATAGAAAAGCGTGTGGGTTTTGATGAGCTTGAAACTTTCTTTTTTGTTAATATGGAAGATGGGTATAAGAAATTTATTCCTCAGATGTGGTACAAACATTATAAGAAATGTCTTGACAGAATAAATATGTTTGATGTAGAATTCGATGACGATCTCTACAGCATCAATGAGATGATAGAATCCACTGGTTGTGGTTACAAAGACTTATTCAATGGTGGAGAATTTCACTTGCATCCTTTGTTGTACGTATGGTATGATAAGGGAATGGTTTCAAAAAACACAGTGATGTTTATTGATGCATATATATCTAGCATCTTTGAAGAATCACACAGTTCTGATCCGCTTCTATGGAAAGAAGTGGTTGACAAGCATAGGCAAGTTACAGGATTTTATCGCCGTTGCTACTTCTCTCGTTTACATGACATGGATGAAATGAAAAAATTTGGACAAAATAAATTATTAAAAAACTTTTAGGAATAATTAATGACTAATTTCAATGCACTAAAGAAAAAGAAAGGCAGTAACCTCAAGGCAATGGCAGAGAAGCTTGAGACTATGAACAAAGGTAGTGGCGGCAAAAAAGATGAACGTATCTATAAGCCGGGATTTGACAAGAAAGAAGGTATTGGTAATGCAGTTATTCGTTTGCTTCCTGCACAGGAAGGGGATAACTTTGTTCGCCAGTTCAGCCATTCTTTCAATGTTGGTAGTAATTTCTACTGGGAAAACTCTCGATCAACTCTTGACGAAAAAGACCCTGTAGGTATCTCGAACGGCCTTTACTGGCGTTTGGGTGATGAATCCGAAAGCACAGAAGACAAAAACAAATACCAGAACATTGCGAAAAATCGAAAGCGCAAGACAAAGTATTTCTTTAACGTCTATGTGGAAAAAGACAAGAACAATCCTGATTGCGAAGGTCAAGTAATGATCATGGAATGCGGGCCACAAATCTTCGCAATTATCGAAAAGGCTATCAATCCAAAGTTCGAAGACGACGAAGCAATTGATCCGTTTGATCTATGGGGTGGCGCACCACTGAAAATTCGTGCATTGGGACGTGAAATTCCTGATGGTCGTACTGGTAATAAAGTGATTGTACCAAACTACGAAGAATCATTCTTTGGTAATGTTGCCGAATTCATGGATGGTGATGAAGATAAGATGAAAGAGGTCTTTGAAAAGACCTATGATCTTTCTAGTTTCGCCGTTGTGAAGCCGTTTGACGAGCTTGCAGCGCGGTTTAAGCAAGTGACCGGTGAAGACTACGACAAGCTTGATAAAACCTCTGAGGATCACGCTAAGGAAGCAGAAGAGGACTTCCGAGAGCAGTACAAAGAGTTAAGTGGTAAAGATGATGAAAAATCTGAACCAGTAGAAGAGAAAAAAGAACCAGCTAAGAAAGAAGTGGTTGCTGATGCTGACGACGATGACGATGATCTGTTGGATGAGTTTGCAAGACTAGCAAACGGCGATTAACAAGAGGGGCTACGGCCCCTTTTTTCCTTTACATATAGAGGTTAATATGAAATTAGTAGAAACAGTTACAACATATAACACGTTAGAACTATTGAAAGGTATGGTTGATATTTCGGCTGATCATTTCAATAAGTATGATCATGTAAGTCCATTTGAGAAAGCAACTATTTTTAGTTTTGGTCGCCAGTGTGGACACACAGAAGCAATCAAAGAATACGTTAGTCAATCAGAAGATGAAATTTTGGTAGTATGTCGTAATCAATATGCAGCTACAGAATTTAATAGAATTTTGGGCTTTAATGCAGCGGTTTCAATTAGTGATTTTAAAAGATTTGAAAAGTTTAGAGGGTGTAATGCAGAACCAGTTAAAATGATTTTTGATAGCTGCACAACGGATCAAATCCTACCTTTTATTTTGGAATCATTGGAATATATGGTTTACGATATAAAAGCCATTGTAATTGTACAACCAGTCTTTTAAAAATTCTCTGATTTAATACAACATAAATCCCTTGTAGAAATCAATCTAAACAATTTTCTACAAGGGATTTTTATGTTAAAACAAGAAGTTATTTGTCTAAACTGTGATCAACAATACATTATAGTGAGTGTGAATTCGGAAATTAGTTATTGCCCGTTCTGTGGTGATGACATTGGTGGAGAAGATCAGCGCGGCGAACTTGATATGAGTTCTGACGATGAGTAAGGTTGCTATGGTCGCTGGCATCGACTACAGCTATACTACACCAGCAATTGCAATTCATCCTATGAAGCCTATAGTTAATTTCAATGATGTAAAGGTATTTTTCTATACTTCTGAGACTAAATATAAGTCTGTCTTCAACAAAAACATCTATGGAATGTCACATATTCCTTATGAATCTGAGATGGAAAGATTTGACAATATTAGTGAATGGGCGCTTGCTATTTTGCAAAAGTTCAACGTAAAACAAGTTGCCTTAGAAGGTTATAGCCTTGGCTCAAAAGGGAAAATTTTCGAAATAGCTGAAAATACAGGCATTCTTAAACAGAAGTTATGGCAAGCTGGAATTGAGTTCACCACACCTGCACCAACCACCATCAAAAAACACTTTTGTGGTAAAGGCAATTCTAAGAAAGAAGCCATGCTAGAAGCGTTTGATGATCGGTTTGACACAGACTTAAAAACCATCATGAATTATACACGAAAAAATGTTGAGTCGCCTATCGGTGACGTGATAGACTCCACGGCTATTGTAGACTATTTAATCTGCAATAACATTTAAAATCAAGAGGAAAGTAATGATAGAAACAATTATTAAGCGAGATGGTTCCAAACAACCATTTTCACCAACAAAAGTAAACCAATGGGGTGAGTGGGCTGCAAGAACTTTAGGAACGAGAGTCGATTGGTCAAGTGTCGTTTTGTATACTGTCAATACTCTACCAAAAGAATGCAATTCTCAGACATTACAACAAAGACTTATTAAAACATGCCTTGAACATAATTCTTGGTCATATAATCGTATGGCTGGTCGTTTGTATGGTGCGTTAATCTATAAAACCGTATTCGATGATAATATTCCATCTGTATTAAGTCTTCATAGAAAACTACAAGAAATTGGTATAATGGAACATTTGGGCTACAGTGATGAAGAATATGCACAAGTCGAAAAGTTGATTGATCACAGCAAAGATTTGAAGGCTACACACTTTGAACTAAAACAGATTCGTGAAAAGTATTCTTTGATGAACCGAGTTACCGGTGAAGAATATGAATCACAACAGTTTGTGTATATGCGTATGGCTATGGCTCTGTCAGAAGACCAGCCAAAAGAACGGCGTATGACTGACGTAAAAGCATTTTATGAGCTTTTATCCAACAAGGTGATCAATGCCCCTACCCCCAACTATGTCAACCTTGGAACACCTCTGAGGGGCTTTGCCAGTTGTTGTTTATATACTGTTAATGATAGTGCTAAGTCTATTGGTGTTGGTGATCATATCGCATATACCATGACGTATATGAGTGCTGGTATTGGCGCACACCACCAAATTCGATCTGTCGGTGATCCCGTTCGAGGCGGTGCCATTGAACATCAAGGAAAGCTCCCGTATTATCGTTCATTAGTTGGTGCTATCAAAGCCAACCTACAAAATGGTAGGGGTGGCGCTGCTACAACATACTATTCTATGTTTGATCCAGAAGTGGCTGTTATTTCACAGCTAAAGAATCCAATGTCAACAGAAGACAAAAAGATTCGAGGTATGGATTACAATGCAGGAACAAACAAATTCTATGCTAGAAAAGTAGCTAAGAAAGAAGATGTCTTTTTGTTCAATAGCTTTACAGCACCAGACTTGTACAAAGCATTTTATAGCGATAACGAAGAACTGTTTGCTACCCTATATGCAAAGTATGAAGCTGATGATAGTTTTAAAAAGACGTATATCAATGCTAGGAAAGCTTTGATAGTATCATTAAATGAAGCTTATGAAACGGGTAGATCGTATTTGCATTGGCCTGATGAAATGAACAGACATACTCCATTTCATGATAGAATTTTTAGTTCAAACTTGTGTGCGGAAATATCCTTACCAACACAGGGTTATGAAAACATGGCTGATTTGTATTCTACAGAAGATCATGGCCGAGGGGAAATTGCTCTGTGTAGTTTGGCTGGTGTTGTAGTTGGTCATATTAAAGATGACGAACACTATGAAAAAGCCTGTTACTATTCTTTGCTTATGATTGACAAATGCATTCATAGAACGCATTATGAGCTACCTCACTTGTCTGTAACCGCTAAGAGTAGGTTGAATGCTGGGGTTGGTATTATTGGTTTAGCGCATCACATGGCTAAGAAAGGATTGCTTTATAGCACGACTGAGGGCAAGAAAGAGATTCATGAAATCTCAGAAAAGCATATGTACTACATGATCAAAGCAAGTTTGCAATTGGCTAAAGAGCTTGGTAACGCGCCATGGATACACAAAACGAAATGGCCTGTAGGTTGGTTGCCTATCGACACATACAACAAAAATGTTGATGGAATTGTAGGGACTGAATTAAAATATGACTGGGAAGAATTGAGGCGCGAAGTCATTACCAATGGTGGTATTCGTAACTCAGTGTTGGTTGCACATATGCCTAGTGAGTCCAGTTCTAAAGCTTCTGGAACAACGAACGGGTTGTATCCTGTGCGCGACATTTCTATGCTTAAATCAGATAATAACATTATTATTAACTGGTGTGCGCCAGACGGTGAAAAACTTGCAAAGAAATATGAAATTGTATGGGATATACCAACAAAAGATTTGATTGATTGTTATGCGATTGTACAAAAATTTACTGATCAAGGAATTAGTGCGGATTTGTATAGAAAGCTAATTGGTGATGAAGTGATTGGTTCAAAAGAAATGTTGACTGATTACTTTTACATGACTAAAATGGGTATGAAGACTCGATATTACGTAAACAGCAAAACCAGTGACGGTGTTGAATTAGACACAGGCGAACCAGCTTGTGGCCCTGATGGTGGTTGTACAATATAAACAAATTTACACAAAGAGAGAAATAAATGCCGATTGATAAAAACGTTTTTAACACAGAAAAAACAGATTACGAAAAACCCAAGCTTTTGCTTGGGGGTCAGGAATCAGGGTTGTTTGATACAATCAACAAACACTACCCTGATATTTGGAAAATGTACAAAACTCAAAAATCTCTTGACTGGGATGAAAATGAGTTTGATTATAGTTCATGCAACGTAGAGTTTAAGACTTGTAGCGAAAGCGTCTATGAAATAATGATCAAAACATTGGCTTGGCAATGGGAAGCAGATAGTGTGGCTTCTCGAAGCATTGCTCCTGTGATGGCTCCGTTTATTACATCATCCGAACTGTGGGCTGCAATTCAACGCATCTCAGACAACGAGGTGCTACACTCTGCAACGTATTCTGAAATTGTGCGTAGTAGTTTTGATGATCCATCTGTGATCATTTCTGAGGTTCTAAAAGTTGAAGAAGCTATGTCGCGTATGGTCAGCGTGTCTAGGGTGTTTAGCGAAGCTCACAAAGCCTCACATATGTATGCACTGGGTATGATTGAGAACAATCAAGATACCTATAACAAGGCTTTCATGGTGTTTGTGGCACTGTTATGTCTTGAGCGCATCCAGTTTATGTCCAGCTTTGCCGTGACGTTTGCTATTTGTGATACAGGTATGTTTGGGCCTATTGGAAAAGCCGTTCAAAAGATTGCACAAGATGAGTTAGAAGTTCATGCTGAATTTGACAAGAGAGTTATTACAGCAGAACTAAAAACCGAGCGTGGACAAATTGCCATGGAGCAATGTGCTGATCAGATCAAAGCTTTAGTTGATGAGGTTGTGAACGGTGAACTGACATGGAACAAATATCTATTCTCAGAAGAGCGGGAACTGGTAGGCTTGAATGAATCCGTGTTGTCGCAATGGGCGCTCTTCTGTTCTAAAGATGTTTACAGGTTCTTGAAAGTTAAGAGCGAACACACCATGCCAAAAACAAATCCTTTGAAGTTTATGGAAAATTGGCTTGACATTTCTAAAACACAAGCATCACCACAAGAACAAGATAATGGCCAGTATAAAGTGGGTGTTATGCGCCGTGACGATGAAAACGAAAATTTTGACATTGGATTCTGATGATTAATTATGAAAAAAATAAAACGTGATATAAATTGTTCTGATTGTAATAATCAGTTTTATTGTGCTATGGAAGATGGAAAATCTCTTTCTGCTTGTTGGTGTGTTTATGTTCCTTATCAACCAATTGATAAATTTCGTGATGGTTGTCTTTGTAGAGAATGTTTATTAATTAAGGAAGTCAAATGAAAACTGAACTAAAAGCAAAGATCGAAAAGATTGAATACGTTTATGATGATGAGGTTGATACCATTTCATGCTTGATCACCACAAAATGTGGGTACGTGTTTGTGGGGACTTCGTTTGATGTTGACAACACAGACGAACTCATGGAATTTGAGGCTTATAGGAAGGCTATAAAGCAATTTGAAATTTCAGAGGCTTACCTTAGAAAGAATCTATCGTCTTTTTGTGACACGTTTGGAGCGAACACAGAGATTCCAGACCCAATCTCTGGTGGTTTTATTGTGTGATAAATAGTTTTATACTATTGGCATACCAAAAGAAAAGTGAAAGAATTATGAAGACTTACAAAGAGTTTTTGGAGGAATCATTCTTACTTGAAGGTAAGCAGATTACGATATACCATGGCGATAACTTTGGAACCACTAAACTGTCGCCTAAGTTAATGAACAATGGAAACAATCAGGAAGGTATCGGTATCTACTTTTCTGATAAAATTGAAACAGCAAATGCATATGGTAAGGATGTTGTGTCACTTGACATTGATATGAGTAAATTTGTCAATGCTCGTGAACCAACACACAAGTATATTAATAGTCGCAAATTAACCCAGATGTTAAAAGAACTACACGGCACCGATGATGAAGCATTTTTTTATTTTGCGTCAGACTACATTGAATTGGTTGAAGTGGAAGATGTTGTAGAGGGACATTTTAGTGAAATGGCTTCCAATATAAAAAACGAGCAAGTACGCAATCTACAAGTTGCACTCGCACAAGCATTCGGTGTTGAATCATTTGTTAAAGTGTGGAATAATGTACTTGGTAATGATATTCACGGCACTTACAGCAAAAACAACAGCCGTGAAAATTGGTTTTCAGTAATCAACGATAAATTGAAAGTACAGAAAGTGTAAATGGCTGGTGTTATTAAATTATAAATAGT